ATGGGATTGATTCACAAATATGGTATAAAGGAAGTGATTTATAGTGGCAAATAAAAAGAGAGTTAGAGTGGAATATGTATGGTTAGATGGTAATGAACCTCTTCCAAAGTTAAGAAGTAAAACTAGATACATGGATTTTTCAGATCCAATAAGTGATGAAACTATTAACACTTTATCGGATTGGAATTTTGATGGGGGGTCAACCAATCAAGGCTCCTTAGAAAATTCAGACAGGAGATTAAGGTCTATAAGACCTTATGAAGATCCTTTTCATGAGGATGGGATGCTTGTTTTATGTGAAGTTGATTACCATTCAGGAGTTCCTCATGAAACTAATTCCCGAACACATCTTTCCTCTTTGGTTGATGACCACCCAGGAATTCTAGTTGGATTTGAACAGGAATTTACTCTCATTAATCCTGCTGATCAGGAACCCTTAGGTCTTTTGTTGTCTCCTAGTGCTCAGGGTCAGTATTATTGTGGTGCTGGTTGTATGAATATTATTGGAAGATTTCTTTTAGATGAGCTTGAAGAAGCGTGTATAGCAGCAGGCATTGAACTTGATGGAGTCAATGCGGAAGTAATGCCAGGACAGTGGGAATTCCAAACTAAACCACAAGATCCTTGTAAAGCTGCTGATGATTTGTGGGTAATCCGATATATTTTAGAAAGGTTATCAGAAACTAAACCTGTAATAGTTTCTTATGATCCCAAGCCTCATGAGGATTTTAATGGGGCAGGGTGTCATACTAATCTTTCTACTCATTTGACGAGAAATGAATTTGGAGATGCCCAATTTAATTCTGTGATGAGTGCTTTAGAAGAAGATCATGACGAATATTTACATGTTTGTGGAGAGGGGTATGAAAGGCGTATGACAGGAGATTGTGAAACTCCTAAGCATGATGAGTTTACGTGGGGAATAGGGGATAGAGGGGCCTCAGTTAGAATTCCTGAAAGAGTGTCGCGTGCTTGTGCTGGTTATTTTGAAGATCGCCGACCTTGTGCTAATGTAGATCCTTATAAAGTACTTCATTCATTAATTTCTTCTGTAGCCAAATCTAATGTTTTGTAATTAAAAATGAAATCCAGCATAATAGTTATTGATGATTTTTATAAAAATCCTGATCCAGTTAGAGAGTTGGGGCTAAGACAGGATTTTAATGTTTCAGGAAATTATCCAGGTCTACGAAGTAAACCTTTTAAAAGTGGGGGGGTGAAAGAAGCTTTGGAATTTTGGTTAAGAAGACCTATAGAGGAAAAATCGTGGAATTCAATTGATTATAATGGGGCATTTCAATATGCTACTAAAGATGCTGTTACGTGGATTCATTGTGATAAGTTTAATGAATTTGCTGCCGTCGTGTTTTTATCTCCTAATCCTTCCCCGCATACTGGAGTAGCTTTCTACCAACATAAAGAAACAGGAGATTATAGGTGGAACGATGAAACAGGTTCTATGTTAGATAATAAAGGAAGTGCTTGGGATGAGTGGGAAGTAGCCGATAGAGTAGAAAATAGGTATAATCGTTGTGTAATATTTGATTCTCAACTGTTTCATGCAGCAGAAGGATATTTTGGGGATAATCTGGAAAATGCTCGTTTGTTCCAAACTTATTTTTTTGATCAACATAAAAATAAATAACGACAGGGATATAGTTTCTATAATAAAGCATGAACAAAGATGTATTGAAGCGTTTAAAAAACGCTGGATTGTTATCGGAACAAGCCCCCGATCTCGGGTTTGTAAGCACAGGGAGCTACGCTCTTAACAAGATTATTTCAGGGGACTACACCAAGGGTATTCCTATTGGAATGATTACTCAATTTATCGGGGAGTCTAGTACAGCTAAAACTGTATTTGGTACTCACATTCTTAAAGAAGCACAAGCTCAGGGTTACTACTCTGTGATGGTGGATAGTGAAAATGCTTATAACCCTGAGTTTGCTATGCATCTTGGAATTGACCCCAAGGAATTGATTTATTCTTCTCCTGAAACTTTGGAAGATTCTTTTCAAGTTATTGAGGACACGATCAAAGCTATTAGGGAAACAGACAAGGATACTCCCATTGTGATTGTGTATGATAGTATTGCTGTCTCTCCTTCTAAGGCGGAATATGAAGCTGAGAATTATGATGGGAACAACATGCAGGGTGCAATTAGAGCTAAGTCTACGGGTGCGTGCTTGCGTAAGATTAATCCTATCTTGCGGATGAAGAAGGTGGCTTTAGTTATCATCAACCAGATTAGAAATAAGGTGGGTGTAATGTATGGGAGCCCTGACACAATGGCAGCAGGAGGTAAATCATTAGAGTACTACCTGGGTGTAAATTTGAAGTGTATTTCAAATAAAACGAGTGATCTAATTAAAGATGACAACAAGAATGTCATAGGGATTCAAGGAAAACTACGCAACACTAAGAACAAGTGTTCCATCCCTTTTAGGGAGTGTGAGTTTGAGTTAATGTTTGATGAGGGATTAAATCCTTATGCAGGGGTACTTAAGCTGATGGAAAATGATGGACTCGTAGAGCGTAACGGTGCATGGTATAATATAGCGGAGTCTGGTAAAAAGTTTCAATCTAAGGAATTTATAGAGTTGTTGCAACCCCCTGTAGATCAAGGGGTTACAACTCTCGCAAAATTTTTAAGCAAGTAGCTTGACAAAGCTTCGCAAATTTGCTATAATAGGGGGCGAAAGGAAGACATCAGCCATGCAAGAAGACAAAACATTTGAGATCTTGTCGAAGATGATTGATGACGCTTTCTCTACCCACTACACAAAGGAAAAAACTATGCAAAACCAAGCAGAGATGCAACAGGAAGTTGTCACGGAGGTACCCTCCTCTACATATGAGTCTATCGAAGACTACAAAGCCAAGACTGGCAAGCGTTTCCGTATGCTTAAAGAACAGAAAGAACGTGGACTTACCCGCGATGAAGCTTTTGCGGAGATTTTTGGAGCAAACTAATGATTAAGAATGAAGAACTATTGCGTACTTACGCCCCTGCGGCCTTTGCTACGGCACCTGAGAATGGTCGCGTGTCAGATCGCTACTCCTTCCTCCCTACCACAGACATCCTTGAGATCCTTCAGGATGAGGGCTGGACGGCTTGGAAGGCCGAACAGGTACGCGCACGCACCTGGAGCAAGGAGCACGCCAAGCACATCATCAGGCTGCGTCACAACGACCTCGATATGGATTCGTTCGGCGTGGGGGATTCGTTCCCTGAGATGCTTTTGATTAATGCTCACAACGGTTTGGGTAGCTACCTTCTTCGCGGAGGTGTGTTCAGGATGATTTGTTCGAATGGTATGGTAGTTTCGGAAGAGGATTTCGGAAGCATTCACATTCGTCACATTGGTTTCCAGGCAGAGCAAGTGCAAGATGCATCACGTAAGCTTGTCATGAATGCTACTAAACTGTCGGACAAGATTAATACGTGGAAGACTATTGATCTCGATCCTAAGGCTCGCATGAGCTTCTTTACGGATGCAGCACGCATTCGCTTTGGTGAGGACACAACTGAGGATTTGGTGCAGGAAGTTTCTAGATTCCGTCGTACTGAGGATCAGAGTAATGACCTTTGGACTACGTTCAATGTAGCCCAAGAGAACGTTATTCGCGGAGGTTTCCGTAACGGAGCTACGCGAAGAATGGTTCGCCCCATTACAAACATCCAAAAAGATGTGAAATTTAATTCAGAACTGTGGGACTTGGCTAGTAAATATAGTAGAGAGTTTGTTAGTCTCAATTAAATAATAATAGGGGGAGGGATAATTTCCTTTCCCCCTAATTTCATTATGTCTAGAAATTACGATCCCAAAGAACCTTTGCATGAAGGACCAGACGGAACGTATATCACCGTTTCCCAAATGCAATTTTATTTAAACCGTAGACACGGTTTAAAAAAGTTTCAAAATGCACATCCAGAGTTCCTGGAGTATTTTAATCTGTGTAGAGTGTATAATTTAGTGTCGGATACTATGGATTCTGACCCTGAGTGTGCTATAATGTATTGGGACGATAAGAAAAAAGTAGTGTCCTTCGGCTTTCCAAATAAGGGTAAGGTTGCAAGAAAACTTAGTCGCATTCGAAATGTGAAAACCTTTATTTATGAGGAAGAAGATGATGATGATGATGATTGGGAAATGTTTAGCCAACTCTGGGATGATGAATAACCATGGGTAGAACACATAGACATGATAAAGAGTGGCGACCTAAACTCGTTAAGAAAAAGGATAAGTATAAACCACAGCAGACTGATTCAGTAGACTGGTTCAGGACTGATCCTTCACTGTATGAAGAAGTATATGAAGAAGATGAAGAAGAACACATCTATAAGACCCGCAATAAAGATCCTAGAGGACTTTAATCCTGTTGTACCTTGTGCGTGGCTACCTGATCATGAGATTAGACGAAAGGAATATGTAGAAATGATTACTTCCTTCGTTCAAAAACATTTAAAGGAGAAATGGGATGCCAAGCCCTTACATTCTGAAGAATCCTCCGATAGATCCTAACCGACTACAGAAGATTTGTAAAAAAGTAATTGATGAAGCTAATGAAGATAGAAAATTTGCTCTAGAGACCCATAGGTTCTTTAGACAAATGTTAGATGACAACCCTCAAGATGCGTCAGCAAAAAATTTGATGGTAGATTGTCTTAAGCTTGCTCAAACATCCAAGACTAGTATTCTTAAGGTTATAGACCTTTTGATTAAACTAGAAACAAATCAAAGTAAGGGTACAGGAAATGCGGATGTTGATTCTTTGTATTCACAACTCGATAACTTAACTGACTAAATGAGTGACCTAAAATTTTATAAAGTAATTTGTGATGAGATCAACCTAGTTCTTCTCATCAAAAAACTTTCTATGTCTGAGGAGCGTCGTGCTTACTTTTCTGTTAAAAAGAAAATAAGTGAGCTGGAGAACCCTATTACTATTGAGAGTTACATTACTCACATAGTTAAAAACTTTCTTCATAACCCCGAAGATTTCTTTAAGAATTTACCAAAAGAAGATGCTGAGAAGTTAGCTGTACTCCAAGCAGTTTACAAATCTATTATTGAGGCATATCCTCCTTTTGATTTGAATTTTGTTTGTGCTGATATTAACAACGGCACTTACCTTGAAGATGTACAAGAAGCTATGGGTGCTATGCTTGCACAAGCTGCGGCCATGGAACCTCCTCCCACAAGCTTGAAGTCTATTCAGACTTTGAATGATGTAAGTGGTCTTGATAAGTATATCAAAAAGAATTTGGTGGGGCAGGATGAAGCGGTATGTAGGGTAGTTAATAACGTCAAGCTCATTGCCAGTGGTTTGTATAAGAGTGCATCATTCTTTTTTATTGGACCAACGGGTGTAGGTAAAACTGAGCTAGCACGACTTCTAGGACAGAAGTATAGTGGTAACTTCTGGAAGATCAACTGTGCTGAATATTCTGGTTCACATGAGTATGCCAAGCTTATTGGTTCTCCTCCTGGGTATGTGGGGCATTCTGATAAGAGCTTGATGGCTGATAAAGCTGAGAAGTCTAACAAGTGGGTAATACTCTTTGATGAGATTGAAAAGGCTCACACTAAATTTTATGATTTCCTGCTTTCACTTCTTGACGAGGGAACATGTACAGATAATATGGGAAGAGTATTAGATTTTTCTGAATCTATCTTTATCTTTACTTCGAACGAGGGAGTATCCAATATCAGATTGGGGAAGAAACTGGGATTTAGTGATAAGAATGTGTCAGTGTCAGGTTCACAAGAGGAAATTAAACAGTCTGTTAAGAAGAATTTTCCTGCTGAATTCATGAATAGGATTGACAATTACATATTTTTTAATACATTAGAAAGATCTCACTTACGTAAAATTGCTACACTAGCTCTAAGAAATATACCAATTAAACGATATAAAGCTTTGTTAGATTTCATTGTAGATAATGGATATTCAGAGGAGTATGGAGCACGCCACATTAAACGGTTTATTAAGAATGAAGTAGCTACAGTTATTGCTCAAACCCTTTTGGAGCGTAACCTCCCTAAAAAGAAGGGAGCTTTGTACACTCCTAAGATTGTGGACGATAAGCTAACTCTTGTAGGGTTACAGAATGAAGAAGATACAGGGAACCAAGCTGCCGTGTGACGACGTAATTAACTGGCTTGGAATTTCGCTACCTACCCTCTCTAAAGAAATTTAGAGAGGGTTTTTTATAAAAGTCTTAGGGAAGAACCTATTATAGTATACTGGCCCGTAGCTCAGTCGGTAAGAGCATCCGTCTTATAAGCGGAAGGTCACAGGTTCAATCCCTGTCGGGCCTACCAGATAATCAATAACATAAGGAGTTATATTATGAGTGAAAAAATGGAAAAGTATGTGGCGAAAGCTTTAGAAGGTTACGAGGCCAATTATAAGGCTATTTCAGAGGCAATTACTCAACTGGAAGTGCAGTTGAAAGATTTCAAGAGACAACAAAAAGAGATGACCGAAGGTATCACTGAGATGAAGGATATTCTTGGTTTAGAAGATGAAGATGCTTTAGAAGGTAATGCAAAGCCTACAAATCTAAAGATTGTAAACGATGGTGCGCCTGTCGATATGGAGTAAGGGTAGGCAGTGAACCTTTCCCAGGTAGCTCAATTGGTAGAGCGTCGGACTGTTAATCCGTAGGTTGTAGGTTCAAGCCCTACCCTGGGAGCCATTTTTAATTTAAGGAGTATGATGAACGGCAGATTGATTTACGGGTATTTTCAAGATGAGAAAGATGCACAAGCTCATCTTGAAAAGATGGCCCAGGGGGATAAAGGAAGTAAGAAATCTTTTGTCTATCGTTGTGAAAAGAGAAATCGTCCTAAAGAAGGGCGCAAACGTTGGATTGCATATAGACTAATGAGTAAGGAGTAACTATGAGTTTAGATAAGAAGATGAGTGACATTAGTGTTCTTCTTGATTCTATTGCTTCTAGCATGAATGACTTGGAGGATAAGTTTGAAGAGGTTCAAACAAACTATGATCTTACTGAAGAATCTGTGGATCTATTAGAACGTCTATCGGAGTATGCGGTAGATGCTATTCTAGGGTTTCAACGATTTCAAGACGACTTCACAGAAGAGTATCGCTTCGTAGAAGAAGAATGTACGGAATGAGGGACGGTAGCCCAACTGGCAGAGGCATCGGACTTAAAATCCGTACAGGTGTGGGTTCGACTCCCACTCGTCCTACCATCTTCTGATGTATAAACCTCTTCCCAAATCTTTAACTATCGGACCTTCAACCATTGAAGGTCTTGGGTTATTTGCCACTGAGAATATTCCTGCTGAAACTAATTTGGGAATTTCCCATTACTTGGTAGGAGAGGAAATTAGAAGGACGCCGTTGGGAGGTTTCTATAATCATGCTAATGATGCAAATTGTTATACTCAAGTTTTAGGAGATCGTGTTTATTTAATAACTAAGAGAATAATAGAGTCTGGAGAAGAATTAACTATATTCTATAAAATATGCCCATTATAGGAATTACGCTCTAAGGGCCTCATTTTCAAAGGTACTAGGACACCTATACCATACAAAAAGTCTCTTAGAAACGATCCTGAGGCTCCAATGGAGAAATACTTAGATGGATTATTCAGATATAGGAAAAAAAGTAGGAAAACTCGTAACTGACAAGAATGCAGCCTATGGTGATTCTTTTGGGAAGAGTGGGGAGTGTTTAAGGCAAATGTATCCTAATGGTATCAAGCCCGACCAGTATGATGATCTCCTTACCCTTGTAAGAATCTTAGATAAACTATTTCGCATAGCCTCTAATCCCACTGCATTCTCTGAAAATCCTTACCAGGACATCGTGGGCTATGGACTTTTGGGTATGCGACGGCACGACACTAAATAATAAGTGACGTTTCGAAGACGAGGGGCTTGACATCCCCTCTCAACTGTGATATAATAGGTGCATGGCCCAGAAATCTAAGATCAAGCGTGGAGATAAACTTGAGGTTTATCGAAACCTACATAAGAAGTGCTTCTCTGTGAGGCGCAAGGGTAAAGTTATAGAGTATGTATATGATTCAGGAATGCATCGTAGGCGTGTTGAGCTTTATCTTATTAACGCACAGTTTGTAGTGCAGCCAGCAGGGAGGGAAAGAGTGAGGAGAGAGAAGAGGAAGAATGTACACGCATTCGTTAGAGGGACAGCAATGCCTTTTGGGGGATTGCAGAGGAAAACTGTCATTACCCACTGTACAAAGAAGATCACCTACAATCCATACACCATGGATACATTTCAAGACCTGGATGGTAACGCGGTTACTAACGTTAAAGAGGTATACATTTCTCAAGGTGCGGTTTATATCAGATGGTAAAAGAACTCACAGTTGAATTGACATTCTCTTGGACTTTCACTCAAAAGGAGTGGAAGGAAGAGAAAGAATTTCTTGAAAACATTAAGGACAATCCTCGTATTATATTGGGAGCAGATTTGTATAATACTTTTCATTGTTTGAATGATATTACTGCTCCAAAACTAAAAGACATAAAGGTTACAAATGCTAACAACTGACCAGTGGAATAAGATTGATCGAAAATATGGGATGCTGATGCACAAGATCAGCCATCAAATTAGTGGAGATACAGCCACAGCTTCATTTGATGATAATCTCCAAGACATTCGTCTTGCAGCTATGGAAGCTGTGATGGGGTTTGAAAAGCAGAATGATGGAGCTAACGGCACCTTTGATGAATTCTGGGAATCCAAGGGTTTTGATAAGTATATCAAGACATGCATGTGGACCAAGAAAAACAATAAGGGTGCGAAGATCACTAAGAAGTCCCCTATTTTGAAGGGGACAGTCTCCACAGACAAGGAGGAAGTGTTGGAGATTGAAGCAGACTCAGGAGATGCTGATGCTGCTATCCTATTGGAAGAGATCTCTTACTTACTTACACCTATGCAGCAGAAGATTGTAGAGATGGTTACACAAGATCCTACGTTGGTTAAGCCTAATGGTAGGATTAATATTAAGAGGGTCTCAGAAGAACTGATCCTTAGTTGGTTTGAAACAGATAGACATATTAAAGCATTATCCCAAATAATGGGCAACGAATTCTAAAACCCAACTATAATATTATGTATCAAACAATGCCTACGGAATCTAAATATAATGTATATGAGTACAAGGTTTTCGAAACTTCTCTATCCACTAGAAACTTACCAGCTATCAATGAGCTGTTGAAGCGTTTAGTTGATGAGGGGTGGGAACCAATGAATGTAGACTATGTTAGGTACACGGTTTTCGCTCGTAAACCAAAAATGCTCAACGATTAAGGAGAATATATGAAATACTTATCAATGCTAGTTCTAGCAATTCTGGTGTGTGCTCCAGTATCAGCACAACGTCAACATGGCAAGCGTGTATATGAGAAGGCTCAGGTCGAGCGTGTTGTGCAGTGTGAGAAGGCTTGCAAGTGTGTGTGCCATCGCACTGAAGGTGTAAAGGGTCGTAAGGGTGACAAGCGTAGTCATGGTCGTAAGACCGATAAGCGCACCCATGATCGTAAGAAGGATCATAGGAGTGATCGTCGTCGTGATGGACGCAAGCGTCAGTCGTCAGACAAGCGTCCAAGCATTCGTTCTGAGTTGCTCAAGAAGCGCAGCCAGCGCCTACAAGAAATGCGTAAGCATCTTGCCAAGGCTAAGAAGAAGAAGTGAGGGTAAGGAGCCCCTACGGGGGCCTCCTTTTAAGGTAGGGAAAAATGACAAAGAGTACAGATGGAGGGTCAGTTAGAGGTTTTGCTCTAACTTTAACGTGGGAATTGGGGGAAGTAGAATTCCCCAACCTCACCGAGGGGGAAGCACTTAGAATAGCCAGGACATGCCAACCACTATGGAAAGCGTGGAAGATAGCTTCCCCTCGGGGTACTAAATTTGATCTTGATAAATGGAGTGAAGATGATTAAGACTATATTCTGTGATATTGATGGAACTCTCCTAAAATTCCGTGAGGACTTCGGCATAAGTATGAACTATGCAGAGCCTCTTCCTGGAGCCGTGGAAACCACCATAGAATGGCACCGAAAGGGGTACAAGGTGATCCTGGTCACGGGGAGACCAGAGCCCTTCAGGCGGCGCACAGAGAATCAGCTCCAAAGGTTTGGAATCATCTATGACCAGCTAGTTATGGGTGTAGGATCTGGTCCTAGGTATTTAGTTAATGACATCCCACCACCATTGGAAGGACTGCATGGGAAACCAACCGCATTTGCTATCAATTTGGCGAGGAACGATGGTGTGGAAGAAGATATACTAGAAAATCATCCGATTAATACTGTCTTTGAGCCATGTGATTAATTATGGGGGGAGATACTGATAAGTCTGCCTACTACACCTTGTTCAGAATAATGGGGGAACTAAGGAGTGCTTGCCAGAATGCAGAGGAATCACTTCAATCTTCACTGAAAGAAGTTAGCATTGTGGCTAAGTATGTTGCTTCCCTGGATAAAGTATTGATGCAAAAATATAACTATGAATTCAAAAATGAGGGGAAAGATGAGGCTAAGATTAATGAAAAGTGATGAAGTAGATTACGCTAAAAGGGAATTAACTTTTAATATAATGTTGACAATTGGTCTAATCACGTTTATTATAATGATGTTGGGGATTATAATGATATGACCACAAAAGAAGAACATTATAAGAAAAGATGTGATTACCTGACCAGCAAGATAAATGATCTATTCCATCTTTTGCGCGAAGAATTCTTAATTAGTAAAGAAGAGTTAGATGATCTAATGCTATTACTAGCGAAAGTATTAAAGGCTAATGACATCACGTAAACATAATAAGTCAAAGCCTATGACCAAGCATAGTTTTGGGCACTATGGAACTGAGAAAGAAGCTAAGGAGGCTCTTGATCAGCTACAGATCAAACACCCAAAGAAGAAGCTGGAGATCATTGTAGAGAAGAGAAAAGGTAGACTGTGGAAGAAGTATTGTGTGTGTGAATACGTCCCTGCGAAAGCAGCAGTGCGTAAACCATCTACGTATAAGAAACAATAGTGGTTGTGCTTAATAAACGATATCCAAATGAAACACCAGAAGAGAGGGAGAAGAGATTAGCTAAACAGAGAATAAGGAACACTAGGTATAGAGAAAAGAATAAAATGAAAATTAAGGAGAGAGGTCGGCAGTACTATAAAAATAATAGAGATCAGTGCTTGGCGGCGCGTACTAAATGGCGCAATGAAAATAGAGAGAGGAAACAAGCCATGGATCGGTTATATAAGAAAAATAATCGAGGAAGACAAAATGCTATTGGTGTGCGGAGAAGAGCAGCTAAGTTACAAAGAAGTCCTGGGTGGGTAACTGAGGAAGAGAAGAAAGCAATAGCTAATCTATTTATAGAAGCAGAGAGAAGAACCAAAGCAACAGGTATCAAACACGATGTACATCATATTTATCATCTCCAGGGGAAGACAGTGAGTGGCTTACATGTATTGGATAACTTAGTTATCATGACTAAAAAAGCACATCGAGAGTGTCATAGCCGTAATTCTTTCCTATAATAAGCTAAGTAAAAAAGTCAAATAAAGGTATAATAATACTAGAGTTCAGGTAAAAATTATACATCGGAAATTCAGATAGTTATTATCGCAAATACAGATATAATAAACAAATAAGTCAAATGGTGAAGTTTGGAGGATTCTTTAGGCTTGTATAAGTAAAAAAGTCAAATGAGAGTTTAGTGTTTGCTTGACCCCTTTTTTAAAAAACTTAAAACAATTCTCATCTCCCCCCTCCATCTATGAGAGTTTTTTAAGTTTTGCTCAGACCTTTTTTTGAATGTTTTTTTTGGAAAGACTCCAAAAAAGTCAAATAAGGTCTGAGTTTTTTTTTACCCCCAGACCCAAAAAAGTCAAATAAGGTCTGAGTTTTTTTATACCCACCCAGACTATAATAAAAAAGTCAAATTCTCCTGACCGTGATCTAAAAAAAGTCAAATTAGGTCACAAAAAACCCCCACAAACTAATTAAAGCTTGTGGGGGTTTTATTTAAATTTGGTGAGAGCGGTAGGGTTCGAACCTACGACCATTAGATTAAAAGTCTAGTGCTCTG